TAGTGTCTAACAGACTTACATCTGCATCATCTAAAAGACTTTGCCTAGTTTGGGCAATGGATGGCTGCAAGATGGCTATCGGTCAAGACTTAATGACTAGAATTGATGAGAGATCTGACAAAGGTTATGCTCATCAAGTTTATGTTTGCCAGTCAATCGGTGCAACAAGAATGGAAGAAGATAAAGTTGTAACAATCCAAGCTCATGAAGCTTAATCAATAGGAGGATATATATCATGGCAAGTGTTAAAGGTGTAAATTACACAAATATAACTGCTGATCCTATTGTTAAAGTGGACAGCGAAGTTCTTGGTGGAAAGATGAGAGTTTCATACGATAACTATGAAGCTTCAAGTCTTGCATCTGGATCAGACATAACGATTGGTAGAATACCAACTAACGCAACTATAATGGATGTTGTTCTAAAGTGTGATGCTTTAGGCGGATCTTCAACTTTAAAAGTTGGAGACAGCGGAGACGATGACAGATATTTAGCTGCTGTTGGTACATGGAATGCTGCTGGTCAAACACAATCAATGTTAGGTGGCTCTACTGCTGCTAATACTGCGATGACTGGTCTGGGTTACAGAACAACTGCGGAAACTGATATTGTAATTACAACTGGTGGAGCAACTATTAGTGGCTCTATTCATTGTTGGGTTATGTACACAGTTGAGTAGTCAATAATCATTTTGCTTGGCGGAGAAATCCGCCAGGCATTAGTAAAATGGCAAGAGCAATTTCAAGAAATAAAAAAAATTACAGACCTACTAAAAAAGGTGCTGGAATGACAAAGGCTGGAGTGAAAGCTTATAGAAGAGCTAATCCAGGATCAAAATTAAAAACCGCAGTTACTGGTAAAGTTAAAAAAGGATCAAAGGCTGCGAAAAGAAGAAAATCATATTGTGCAAGATCTTTAGGACAACTGAAGAGATCTTCTGCAAAAACTAAAAATAATCCTAATTCAAGAATTAGACAATCAAGACGAAGATGGAAATGTTAAAGTGAAGTATCTTTTAATTTTATATGTATGCAGCTATGCAGCAGAAACTCCTAAATGTAATGACGAAAGAATTACTGGAGGATTTGATGAATGGTCCACTTGTATAAATCAAGGATATAAACAATCACATTTTTTATTAAACGAACTTTATCAAGAAGATTTCGAAGATGAAAAATTAGCGATCAGATTTTCATGTGAGGAACAAGGAGAAAAAACGTAATGGCAAGTGTAGTAGATATGTGTAATTCAGCTCTTAACTTATTAGGAGCATCGACAATTTCAGCATTAACTGATGACAGTAAGAATGCAAGATTATGCAATCAAAGATATGATAGCGTTAGGAACAGAGTATTTAGATCTCATGCTTGGAACTGTTTACATAAAAGAGTTCAATTAGCTCAAAACAGTACAGCTCCAGTTATAGAATATTCTAATGCTTATGCTCTTCCGTCAGATTGTTTAAGAGTATTAAAAGTTCATAATGGAACTACAGACAGTATTGCTTCTGCTATTGATTACAAATTAGAAGGTAGAAATATTGTAACTGATGAAGGAACTATTTATTTAATCTATGTTGCTTTAGATGCAGATCCAAATAATTACGATAGTTATTTACAAGAAAGTATCTCTCATCAACTTGCTGCTGATCTTTGTTATGCAATTACAAATAATGCAACACTAGCAAATAATTATATGGCTAGAGCCGATGAAAGATTAAGAGAAGCAAGATTTATTGATGCAACCGAAAACAGTTTAGGAACTATTGAGAGTAACGAATTTACTGACGCAAGGTTATAATGGCTCGAACAACTTTAGCATTAACATCTTTTGTTTCAGGAGAGTTTGGTAATAAGCTTACTGGTCGAACAGATTTTGATAAATATCAATCTGCTGCAAAAACTATGGAGAACTTTTTAGTTCATCCTCAAGGAGCTGCTACAAGAAGAGTAGGTACTCAATTTATTGCTTCAGTTAAAACTGCTTCTGCTAAAACTAGATTAATTCCTTTTGAGTTCTCAACTACTCAAACTTATATTTTAGAATTTGGAAATAATTATATTAGATTTTTTAAAGATAAAGGTCAGATCTTATCTGGTGGATCTGCTTATGAAATATCAACTCCGTATTTAACTGCAGAGTTATTCGATATTAAATTCGCTCAATCTGCTGACGTTATGTATATCTGTCATCCTAATCATGAGGTAATGAAGCTCAGTAGAACTGGTCATACTTCATGGACATTAGCTCAAGTTGATTTTACTGATGGACCATATCTTGCAACAAATTCAACAACGACAACACTAACACCAGCTCAATCTGCAACTGGATCTGGAGTAAATATAACAGCTTCTGCAGTAACTGGAATAAATGGTGGATCTGGATTTTTAGCTACCGATGTTGGAAGAATAATAAGTTTCAATTCTGGTAAAGCAAAAATTACTTCAAGGACCAGTACAACAGTTGTCGTTTGTACAATTACAACTGCTTTTGCTAATACCAATGCTACAGCTGCTTTTAGTTTGGGTGCATTTTCAGATACGACTGGTCATCCTAGTTGCATAAGTTTTTATGAACAAAGATTAGTTTTTGCTGGAACTATATCTGAACCACAAACAGTATTTTTTTCTAAAGCTGGAGATTATGAAAACATGACTTCAGGAACTAACGCTGATGATGCAATGGTTTATACTATCGCTGCTAATCAAGTTAATGTTATTAGATATTTAAAAGCGCAAAGAACTTTAGTTATAGGAACTACTGCTGCTGAATATACAGTATCAGCTGATGGAACAGATGCTTCTATAACACCGACTAACATTACTATTAAAAGACAAAGCTCTTATGGATCTGCAAATGTTGATGCAGTTACAGCTGGAAATGCAATATTGTTTTTACAAAAAGCAAAGAGAAAAATTAGAGAACTAGCCTATAACTTTGATAGTGATAGTTATGTTGCTCCTGATTTAACAATTTTAAATGATGCAGTAACCGATAGTGGTATTGTTCAAATGGAATGGCAACAAGAACCAGATAATATTTTATGGTGTGTTAGAGAAGATGGACAACTAGCAGCGCTTACATATCAAAGATCTGAAAACGTAGTTAGTTGGCATAGACATATTTTAGGCGGAGCTTTTGGATCAGGTAATTCTGTTGTTGAAAGTATAGCTAGTATTTCTGGAGATCTAAACGAAGATGAACTTTGGTGTATTGTTAAAAGAACAGTTAATGGTGCAACTGTAAGATATGTAGAATGCTTTTCTGATTTTGATTTTGATGAAACCGCTTCTACAGATTTTAAATTTTTAGATAGTCATTTAAGTTATTCTGGATCTTCAACAACTACACTAAGTGGGTTAAGTCATCTACAAGGTCAAACAGTATCTATCCTGGCTGATGGATCTGTTCATTCAAATAAAGTTGTTAATGGATCTGGACAAATTACTTTAGATAGATCTGTTACTAAAGCGTGTGTAGGTTTAGCTTATGATAGTGTTTTACAAACTATGAGAATTGAAGGTGGATCTTTAGAAGGTACATCTCAAGGTAAAATAAAAAGAATTTCAAAAGTAGTTTTAAGATTATTTGAAACTGTTGGTGTTAAAGTTGGTCCAAGTTTATCTAACTTAGAAACAATACCTTTTAGAACTACATCTAGTAATTTATCTGCACCAGTAGATACTCTTATAGAAGGCGATAAAGAAATAGAATTTGACGATGATTATAATAGTGACGGACATATATTTATTAAACAAGATCAACCGCTTCCAGCTAGTATTCTTGCAATATATCCAACGCTAGTAACAAACGATGGCTAAATTTACTGTTGTTCCTTATGAAATGGAACATGGAGATCATATTATTGAATTTGGGATGAATGATAAGCTCATGGAAATTGATGCTAGTTATACGAATAATAGACTAGATATGGCAATTCCAGGTTTGGCATTTACTTTATTTTTAGATGAAACTCCGATTGTATCAGGTGGCATAGTTCCAA